TGTTACGTTTGATCTCTGGGAACTGCATATCGTTACAGTTAGACAGGTGACGTATCACATCCGAATACGCTGAACCTCTGCAACTGAGATTTTTCCACAGTTCAAACTCCGTTTCTTTTTGTGCCACACCATACACATATTCTTGGATTCTCTGCTCTTGTTTCCATGCGCGAGTGTCGTATCCATCTTCGGTTCTGATCTGCTTACAGCAGTGCCCTTTGTATCTCTTGATGTTACCTTCGTACAACTTTTTGAGAATAGTCAAAATAGCTTGTTGATAAGGGCTCAATTCTTCGCTATTCGAAATGGTCGAACATCTGAAGATGGATGGATCCGTCTCCGGGTTGATAGGAATGTACGTCGGATTGTTGATGCGCTCGTAAATACGAGTGTGTCTAAATACGATCTGCCACGAGTCATCCACTTGATCTATCAGGCGATTGATTCTCACGGAGATTTTCATGTCATCCCCATCATCCAAATCCAGAATTTTCAAGGTGTCTGCTCGGTGATAGAGTTGCCCGAGTTGAAGATTCATTCTTTGATGTTTCGCTGAGATACACTCTATATCCACGTTATTACACGGTAATCCTGATTCAGGATTGAGTTCGTGTGACGCGAAAAAATTTTTAAAACCCAGTTGAAAGGAAACGCCTTCATCATCCCGTCGTTGTATATCCCACATGTCTTCCAATTGGGTCAAAAAGTTTATGAGTTGTTCCGGGTTGAGACCTTGAATCATGTTCGACCACATGACCTGATTCGTCTCCTCCGGATTTGCATCCTGGTTTATGAAGTGTGTATCCAGCATGACCCCTTATAGTACATACGATTCATTTTTCTAAGCATTTTTTTGGAGTTGAGAAAGAATCTTGATCATGATCCTGTTTTGCATTTCGATTTGTTTAGAAATACTCATCAGGGCGGTGCATACAGTGTCACCATCTTCGGTGGTCAGCACAGAACCCAAGATGCCACCAATGTCGAGTTCCATCATTGGCTCTTCTTCGAGGTCGATGTCGGAGGTGTACATGATTTCTTCGTCGTCCTCAGATTCTTCGTCCTCAAATTCTTCCTCATCGGTTTCCTCGATTTCTTCGGGTATTGGCTCCTCTGGGTACTTTTCTTCAGTAGACATTTACAATACACCAGGAAAAATCGAACTGTGTTTTTTCGCGAAATTATTTTCTCGGTATATAGTACAAAACTCTCACAATGGCCGGCGGTCTCATGCAACTCGTCGCGTACGGTGCCCAAGATGTCTATCTTACGGGCAACCCAAAAGTCACTTTCTTCCAAGCCGTGTACAAGCGTCACACGAACTTCGCTATGGAAAACATCGAACAAACCGTGAACGGTACCCCAGGTGCCAACGGTCGCGTCTCCGTCACCATTGCCCGCAACGGTGACCTTGTCGCGGACATGTACGTCGAATCTGTCGCCGGTTCCACTGCTGGTTCCGATGATGCCTGGTTGGCCGAGCGCATGGTCAAGGATGTCGAATTGTCCATCGGTGGCCAACGCATCGACAAGCACTACCAAAAGTGGTGGCGTTTGTACTCTGAGCTCTACTTGGACGAAGCCAAGAAGAGCAACTACGGTAAGATGACCACTGCCGTCACCACTGGCAAGAAGATCTTCCTCCCACTCCTCTTCTTCTTCAACCGCAACCCAGGTTTGGCGCTTCCATTGATCGCCCTCCAATACCACGAAGTCCGCCTCGACTTCGATTTGTCGTCCGACTTCGCGACCGTCACTGATGGCTCCACCTTCAAGGTCTGGGCCAACTACATCTACCTCGACACCGAAGAGCGCCGCCGATTCGCGCAAAAGGGTCACGAATACCTCATCGAGCAAGTGCAACACACTGGCACCGACACCGTCACTCTCGGTTCGGAAGTCCAAAAGCGCTTGTCTTACAACCACCCAGTCAAGGAACTCGTCTTCTGCCTCGATGACGGTACCGACAGCTGGCAAACGTCCGCCGGTTCCCCAACCGTCACCGCGAACCTCGCGCGTGGTACCACTGAATCCAACTGCTTCATCTCTGGCTCCTTCCTCGGTGCGCCAATGGCTCTCACCTCTGCGGTCGATGACCTCTCCGAAGATGCCACCGGTACCCTCGACACCTTCAAGCTTGTCCTCAACGGCCAAGACCGCTTCAAGGAACAATCGGGCAAGTACTTCAACACCGTCCAACCATTCGTTCACCACTCCGGCTCCCCAGCGCCAGGTGTCTACGCTTACTCCTTCGCGCTCAAGCCAGAAGAGCACCAACCAACCGGTACGTGCAACTTCTCTCGCATCGACAACGCCCAAGTCGCCATCAAGGCTCGCTCCGATGCGACTGGTAAGACCACTCTCCGCATGTTCGCGACCAACTACAACGTCCTCCGTATCCAATCCGGTATGGGTGGCCTCGCCTTCTCCAACTAAGTTGGTTTATTAGAAAACTTTGTAATAAAACATAAAATTTAAAAACGACACACTCGCTTTTAAATTTTATATTCGTGTATAGTAAACATACAAGATGGCCGAAGAAACGGGCAAAAGAAGTAAGACTGGTCTTTGGATTGGAATCACGTTCATGTTGATATTTCTCGCGATGATTCTTTACTTTGTCGTGTTTGACAAGGGGTTCGGTAATAACAGCATTAACAGAAATATCAGAAATATGATCAACAAACATAATTAGTAAAAAATTATTTTTATTTTGAAAACTTTTTTTCGAAAAAAGAAAGTAAAAAAAATATTTTTTTTCGAAAAACATTTTGCTTAAAGTTAAAAAATCATAAGTGTGTAAGAATGATTGAAGTTTACACAGACGGGAGCTGTCTACACAATCCAGGACCGGGTGGATGGGCGGCCAAGTGTTATGACCCCGAATTCGTGGTCGAGGGTGGGTTTCATACGAGTACGAACAATATCATGGAAATGACGGCAGTGATTCGTGCACTCGAAAAGTGTATCGAACTCGGTGAACTCGAAGTCGTGATATACACAGACAGTCGTTACGTTAAATTGGGACTCACGGAGTGGTGTAAAAAATGGATCGCCAATGGTTGGCGCACAGCCGCGGGTGGTGAAGTGAAAAATAAGGTTCTTTGGAGCCGTCTTCTAGAATTGATGAAAAAAATGCGAGTGATTAACATCGAGTGGGTGAAGGCACACTCCACGAACGCGAAAAATAACGAGGTCGATGGATTGGCGAGGCGACAGGCAAACATATTTTCTGAGAAATAACTAATGAACGACCATGTCCACCACTGGTGTGATCGTGAAGAGAGGCTCCTCAGGAGATGGGCGGAGAAAGCCGCAGGATACAGATGGCTACACAACCACGCAAGGTTACACTACAAGTGGTTGACAGATATGCTTACCTACCCCTGTATCATAATATCCAGTATCACCGGTGTCGGTGGTTTTGCCGTCCTTAACCCGAGTGATGATAATATTTCGTCCGATATGAGAAGGAATATTATCATTTTCCAATACACGTTTGCGTTCCTTAACGTCATCGCAGGTATACTCACGTCTGTATCCAAGTTCAGTAACAGCTCCAGTATGATGGAAGCGCACTCGTCTATGTGTATACAGTACTCCAAATTTTATAGAAATATAGACATGGAATTGTCCCTAGATGCTGAACATCGAAGCATGGATGCTCTAGAGTTTGTCAATAAACAGAGACAAGAATACGATCGCCTTTTAGATGAGGCACCTGATATACCACACTCTACTATATGTGAATTCAATAAGACCTTCCCGGATAAAGATAACAAACCAGACGTGTGTAACGGTCTAAACGTGATAGAAGAGTCTTCGGATAACGGTTCAGATACCAAAGTCAGACACGCGATCGCGCGGTGGCTCAAAAGAAGTCGAGGTAACAAATCATTTGAACTTTCTAGAGGGGAGAGTGTGTAAATATAACCTAAGTCACTGTACGTGTTTACATAAATCAAATCAAACAAAATGGAACTCCAACGTGCTATCAGAAACGGCGACCTCGACGGGCTTCGTAAGCTCGAACACCAAATCCTCGAACACGTAAATCACGTGTACGAAGATGCTGGAAATGGAAACGATGATTACGAAAACTTCAGTCTTTACTGGATTACCGATCAAGAAGACAAGAAACTCGCGCTCGATATGTTCATGATTTTTGTGAACACGTGCGAAACCGCGTTAGGTGACTACTTCCATGAATACATGGAGGTGATGGCCTATCCCGCGATGGTCGGCGCGGTGTGTAGAAAAAACCAAGCAATCATAGATATCCTGAAGACGTTTTTAGACGATGATTCATACATGGACATCGTTTACACTTTCAACTAGTTTAAAGAGTAGATACGTGTAATATACAGTAGAAGAAGAGCTCTTATAACTCAGTTGGTTAGAGTGTGGTGCTTATACCTAAGTATATTTGTGTGAGTTTATTCTCACAAAGGCACGCCAAAGTCACGGGTTCGAGCCCCGTTAAGAGCAATTTACTTTTTACAAACGAATCCCGGTTGTAAAAAGTAATCTCAGTACATATAAAATGTCACCACCAAAAAAGAATGATCCCATGCGTAAGGGCTACAGCGCTACTAGCATAAAAAACCTCGCAAACCAAATAGGACAGCGCGCGAACAAGGCTGTGAACAAGGCCCTCAGATCTGGCTACAGTGCGACGAGCATGAAAAACCTCATCGCACAATTTGAAAAGAAGGCTGGTGTTCGTAAATAAATCTCGTGTAATATAAATGAAGTTTCTTCAAGATACTAATATCCTCGTACCAATGGTAGCTGCTTCCATATACGGAGCTGTCAAAGTTTCTAACGTGAATTTTTATCCACGTGTCGATAATATTTTGAACCAGACCACTTTGTATGGAATCATAATCATGATGCACGCGATGTTTGGAATCAGCCCAATCAGTGAAGTCCCAGAAAGAACCAAGTCGATCACTGGGAGTGTCTGGTTTAAATTGATTTCTTTGCTCGTTCTCTCTTTCTCCGCGACCCGTGATTTTGAAGATGCAGTACTCGTGCTCGTAGCTTTCCTTGGTTTGGTTCAGCTTTTGCGCACAAAAGAGGAGCGCAAAAAATACCCATATATAATAGCATAAATGATTCGCGCATCACATGATATTTACAAGTATAGACGTATTAAGATCCGTACCACTATACTTGAAACTATCTACAATAAATCACCTATATCCATGAACTATCAAAAACACGATAACGACCGTTTACGTTTTAGGTTCAGGGAAGCGATCAGGGAAGCAGAAGAAATTTGTTCGGAGAAGAAAGAGTGTAGCGAGTGTTACAACGCGTGGTACGAAGTTGATGAACTCGAAGATTCACTCATGCGTCTCGGTGAAGAAGTTATCCAAGAGAATAATATGAGGTACGGGTCACTCATACGTAGAAATTTCAAGAATAGATGGAACGTTAAGAATGTTGAAGACCATCACGTGATTCCGTACCAGTTTAGAAATCACCCACTCATTAAGTATTTGAGGTACGACGTACACTCGAGCGAAAATATAATCATGATGCCCCGTTTTTTGACACCCAATTTACGCGAAAATCGTCTCACACACAACGGCGGGCACAAAAAATATAACAAGTACGTCGGGACCATACTCGATTCCATCGATAAACTTGATGACCCAGAACCAGATTTTAGAAAGTTTGTTGACTTTTTAAAAGTTGGGTGTCGTTTTAGACCTCAAGATATACCCTGGCCTTAGTATCCATGTTCGAGTAAATCTGTCGTCGCGTCCGGATACCTTTTAGAGAAGAAATCCTTCTTATTCCAGTCACTGTGTCCTATGGTACTGGAATGAGATCTGTCTATAACCATACAGTGTCTTAGATCTTTGTAATACACGCGAGCACCTTTAGCTATCAAATCCTCATGTTTCATGTCTACGTGATTATCCATAGGATAGAAATGTTTGTGGTACTTGCGCATGTTATCTACGTGTATGAGATAACACTTAGTACTCGATATCCAATTCACGCGTTGTAAACCCGTTTCAGACGTGTTAGATGCGGGGAGCCTGGAGAGACAATGGAAGAAGCACAATTCAAAGTCATCCCCGAGTTCGTCTATCACGGCTTGTATTTCGTCAAACAGACTCTTGTGTTTTATGACAACGTTATCTTCAAATACGACCGCGTATTTTAAACCTTGCGAGAAACATCTATCGTATATGTCCATGTGCCCAAAGAAACACCCTATCGCACCCATATTAAAGTATGTGATATCAGGTCTCACACTAGACTTGTCGTAGTGTGTTTTGAGTGCGAATCTATAGTATCTGGGTTCTATGTAGTCTGAGTACCACTTTATGGAATTTGGTGTTTTGGTTTCTGGGCCATATACGACTTCTAAAGGCACGGTCTTGTCGTATGAATCCAAGAATTTCTTGGAACGTTCATCGGACGATTTCATGGTGAGCAAAAAGCATTTGTAATCTACGCGTGGTGAATACAGTATATTTTTGAGTACGATTAACACGAATGTTAAAATTATTACAAGTGGTAGTGCTACCATACCTAAAGTATGGTTACATAATTATCTACGGAGAGATGCGATAAAGTTCATAGACGTCTTCGTCTGGTGTAAAAATTCGTATTGACACACGGCCGCTTGAACTACTGGACAAGGGATACCCGCGTGCGCGCAGTGCATCACAAATGTTCGTGCATATGCGATGGAATCATTCATGATATCAAATGGGTTTGAATCCATAAACATGGAGCACTCGAGTGTGCTCCCTTTAATGCACCCTTTGATTTTAGGTGAAAGTTGGATGCCTTCGTGGTACACCATAGCGTACACAAAACGCAGAGTCTGTAAAGCGACGAGACGATCAAAGAACTTGTTGAAACACTGCTTCGTATCTACAAGTTTCATGTATCTACTCGTCATTCGAGCATTCAAGCTCGTTTGGAGCACAGGCGTTGGAATGTGTGAATCCAGAGCGTGCATAGCACACCAAATAGACTTGTCGTTGATGTGCGCCATGTCTTCGTACTTGTACGAGTTATACAAGCGACTGATACTCGTCTTGAGTACGGGTCCATCGATATCCATTTTACGAGCTTCGTTGAGAGTACATGTGATTGACTGGTCTTGGTTACAGTATGCATACATGTCCGCGTACGCTTGAAACAATGCACATTCCATGTTTTCATGAATCATGTGTAAAAACTGTGTGTATCCGTGTTCATCGCCCGCATACACGATTTCGTCGGCAAACATCCTAAAAAAGAGTTCTTGTGCTTGGAAGATTTCGGGTTTTCCGTCGACGATTACCATTTTATTAGACATCGCCGCATCCAGGTAATGGATGCCTTTAATTTCACACAATTCAGCGTACTTTTCGGCGTTTGTGTACTTTTCATTACTCATGTTAACGATGGTGTCTTCTTTGTCACACCATTCGAGTAGTTGACAGATAGTCCTTTCTGATTCTTCTTCATCCACGCCGAAGGTTGCGATCGTTCTTGGACCCGACATGTGTAACGTCAGGTCGGCCACGGATGGGTGCGACTTTACTTTTCTAAAACATTTAAGAGGAGTAGAATTTTTATCGTAGACGTGAAGTTCCTTAAACTGTTGCGCCTTTCGGATGACCCGAAGACTTGGATGACTGATACCGATAATACCGTAAGACATGTTTACTTGTGTATGTTTCGTGTTTCTCTTTTATATCAGTTCCATCCAAAC